GTTAAACGTAACGTTTGGAGGCTTGTTGTTTATAATAAGGCAGGTCACTGTCAGACCTATGGTTACTTTACACAAATAATCAATAGGATTGGCATTATGCCTTACCATTTTATTAAACAATTTGACTATTATGTTCAACAGGATGTTGAAGTCTTGGAAAATCGTGTTCAACTTGTGCGCGGTAAATCTATCTTAGAGTTCACTATACGTGATTTTATTGCTGGTTTTGAAGATGGTATTCTACTGTCTAATGATTTGGTGCTTGTTAGGTTATCTAGATCTCTCCAACCTGTTAAGTCTATACTTGAGAATTTTCCTACCGAAAGGGAAATATCTAGTATGAGAGAGTTTAATTTTTCATTACACATTCCCCGCGATAACGATATTAAAGTTTTCACCGGAGTTGCTAAAACTCATGATAATAAAAAAGTGTCTCCTGAGAATTTTGATCCCTATCTAATTAGGGCCGCCTATGTTTATCAAGCCACTACTGTGAGTGGTGATTGTGGTGCAATATTTTCTTTATCTAACCCCTCATTGCCTAAGGCTAAGATTTTTGGTTTTCACATTGCTGGTGCTCCAAAAATTGGATTAGGCTTTGCTGGAGCCGTTTCTAGAGATGCTATTGAAGAGAGTTTGCTTAAGTTTGGCGATGATGCCAATTATGATGAGATGGAATTGCCCATTACCGTCCCTCAGAATGGCTTTGCTGGTGACAAGTTTTTTGTCTATGGCGTCGTAGAAAAAGGCGTTAGTTCTGGCACAAAATCTGCCATAATTCGTAGTAAGTTAAAATTGCCTTGGCCTTGCTTGGATGCCCCAGCTAAGTTAAGACCTTTTATTTTGAACGATGTTGAAATAAATCCCTGGGATTATGCTTTGGGCAATTATTATCAACCCGATGTTTTAATTGATAAGCAATTGCTTGATGTCTGTGTAGACGATTTGTTTGAAACCTTGGTTAGCGTTAGCATGGTTGATGTTCCAAAAAAGTTATTAACTTTTGAGGACTCAGTGCTTGGCTATCCTGGAGATCATACATGGAATGCTATCAATCGTAATACTAGTGCTGGTTATCCACATGTTATTAACAAACCACCAGGTTTTCCTGGTAAAACTTACTTTTTTGGCAAAGGTATGGATTATGATATCACTGGCCCCAATGCTCTTAAGCTTAAACATGATGTTGAGTTGGACATAGAGCTATTAAGGTCTAAAATTAGGCCCGCGTACATTACCGTTGACGTCCTTAAAGATGAGA